TCATTCAGGTCAAGCGATGAGATAACCACATCGTGCCGCATGCCATCAATGATCATTTCCATATCGCTCTCGTAATAGGGATCGCCCTCTCGTGGTTCAGATAGCGTGATCTTGCAACCGTGCACACCGCCAATCGCAGATGCGACCTCCATCATTTCAGCGGCAATGCTTTTGAGCTCCTCTCCGCCGACGAGCGGGATTAAATTGGCGTTGCTCATGGCAAACGATTTCGCCAGCCACACCTGCGTTATCTTTTTTGCTGCTGGAGTCGGTTTGCGATATCGGTCAGAAAACCAATCCAGAACGTCGTTATTTCTACGGCGTCGTCTGCCGTTTGCGCTAGTCCGCTTTTTGCCACCGTGTTTGTGGCTTGGTCCCATATTGCCCATTTGTAACCTATCCCTTCTTCTGATCGTTCAAGTTTCCAGACTTCATACCGCGTTGTGCTTCCCATCGGTTATACCCAATCGCCTCCATTGCTAAGACTATTCCGTCGCGAAGTCCGCGATGGTACTCACTGTCACCCTCCTGAGCCTGTGCCCATGCAGTCGCCGAGTGAAGTGACCGCATGCCCTCCCTGACCGCGTCAATCTTCCCTTCCTTCTTGGCCGCCTTAAGCGCCTCAATGAACTGTGGGTTCACTTCTTTGGCCGCCCCGGCAAATCTCGCTCCATCGGCGCGCCCCACAATCCGCGTTGAAGCGCAACTGCAATGAGCGCGTAGTTTGCAATGTCCAGAAGGGTGTCTGCAAGGGATTCGTATGTGCCCTCGTCAAGTGGATCAAGGATCACATGGCCGTCAACGATCTTGCCCTGCATGAACTTTCGCGCTCGAGCAATCTTGTCGTTCCCGATTCGGCTGATTACCCCATGCAGTCCGAGATGCTCAATGTTGGAGTCACCATATCGGGCCTGCTTCTCGCAAAGAAGCTCATACGCCTCATCGTAGATTTCTTTAAACGTTTCTTCAAATGTCTTTACTGAACTATTCGGCACTGGTTCCTCCCTGCGGCCATCGTCCTGGGTTTTCATCGTGCCACTTCCTCGCGGCTCTCGCATCGTCTGCAGAGTTAATTCCCCTTCTGGCAAGGTCTTGGAATTCAACCCCGTTGCCAACAGCCTCATACACACGAACGGCAAGGGTAAGGAACTCTTGAGTTTGAGACCAGTTGGTCATCTCAGCCACACGTAGCTTCTTCTGGTGCGTCACGTGCGCCACAATTTCCGACCTGCACTCTTTAAGGTTTTTTTCAACCTCGTCAATTCTGTAAAGCCGTATTACTTCTTCCATACAGCCCCCCTTTCTATGGGCATCCTAGAGTGTTTCGGTCAGCGTGTCAAAAGCGCCCTCTTGATCCCCTCTTCTAGGGTGATTCTTGGCTGGTACACCTGAAAGCTCATTACTGGGTCGGATACCCTCCAGAAAACCCCAACTGGCTTTTCTGGGTATGTAACAATTTCTGGCTTATACCCAACTTCGCTACATACAAGATCGGCAAGGGCAAGGAACGATGTCGGTCGCCCGGTTCCGATATTCAGCGGGTCACGATAGTCCTGATCAATCGCTGCGTTAACGGTTGCGACAATGTCATCAATGTGCACAAAGTCCCGCGTCTGGTGCCCATCTCCCCATACTTCAAACGGGTCTGCGCGTCGCTTTGCCCGCTCAATGAACGAAGGGAATGGGTAGTCCAGCGCCTGGTCCTCACCGTATCCAGAGAATGGTCGGAAGACATGTGTCTTTACCCCCTCTGCGGCAGCAAACTGTGCAAGGTATTCACCTGTCAGCTTGGACCACCCGTAAGTAAAGTCTGGGCTGCGAATGTCATTGAGGTTGATCATGTGCTCCGAGAGTGACACATGGTTCTCTCGCGTTTGCAGCTCAATGGGATATGCGGCGGAAGATGAAAAGTACACGACCCTTGGCTGCTTTGTCCTTATTGCCCACTGCCACATCTCTGCGTCAATGGAGAGGTCAACGGCGACCGAGAGTGGGTCTCCTTCAATCTTTGCTCGCCCGCCAACGACGGCAGCGAGGTGAATCACAAGGTCCCATTGAATGTCGTCCTTGCGGAAGAAATCCCTTGCTTCTCGAGGGGTATCTGCGGTGATGTCTACGCCAAACACCTCGTGGCCCTTTTCACGGTAGAAGTTTGTGAAGTGGCGACCAACAAATCCCCTATGTCCAGTGATAAGTATCTTCATGCTCGCAAAACCAGCATTGCGTCGGTTTCCATTTGGGTCTTCTGGTAATCCTCGTATGCAAGACGGTCTTTCTCGTACACATGAGATGCATTAACCTCCTGGTACTGAAGGTCGTTGACTGCCTTACCGGCCAGATAGTGCATGTGCTCAATCACAACATCTGCTCGGTACTGGAGGTTCCCTATTTTGCTCCCAAAGTCCCTCCAGAAGTTGTCCATGTACATGTGGACGAGTACAGGTGGAACCATGTACCCAATTCGTCGGACAATCTCTGCTGACATCGTGACGGCGGTTGGAAGGTTTGCGCCCTGAAGGAGATCGTCCCCGTATGAGACGCCCGGGCGTTCGCCAATAGCTTCACAAAGAACTCGGTCCCACCCCTTCGTTCGTGGTCGGTGGTCGTCCCCCATAAAGGATAGGAATTCGTACTTGTCAGCATTCTGCGTCGCAAGCAGGTTCAGCGTTCCGCCCATTCGCAGTCGCGGGTTAATAGACGACCTCTCAAGAACCCGGGCGGAGTATTCGCTCTTGTCGTCATCATCTAAGCCAAAGAGAATATCGGCGTCTTCCGCAGTCTCTTCAAATGCGGTAAGAAGCTCGTCGCAAGACTGCGGTCGCTTTCGGCTTGGAACAATAAGTAGCAATCGGCTCACGATATCCCCACTTTCTTGGCAATTAGCCAACTCACCTCATCATCGGAAAGACGAATAAAAACTTCCCCTCCGTCCGCAATCGTTACGGCATACGGCTCTTCATCATCTGGGCGACGCTGGTCAAGGTTAATAGACAATGGAAACGATTGGGCATACAAAAAGTACACTGCCCACACCCGGTCTGTTGGAGCCCCCGCGCGATCCGTCATAACAAAAGCATACACCATTTGGAATGGTCTATGATGCACGAGACCGCTGGGTTTTATCCTTTCTCCCAGCGGTCACTATTCCTTCAGAAGGTCGGCAATCCCCGTGACTGGATCTGGGTTGATTGGCTCCGTGAACTTCTTTTCAGCCTCCGCATCATGGCTCTCATGATCTTCGTTTTCATTGCGGATCAACAGGTCTTCTCGTGCGTCCCAGATCGCCTTGGCAAGGCACTCATGACGACGGTAGACGATGGTCTGATAGGTGTCAGAGCGGGGAACCACGCCGTATTCATTCGGCTCTGGCCACTGATGCTCAGGCAGGTCCTTCACAATGGCAATGCCCCACACCCCCTCTGGGCTGCGCTCAATTAGCCAAATGCGCTGATACGCTCGGAGATCACGATCAAGCAGTTCCAGCTGCTCGTCAATGGAATAGTTACCAAAATGAACCACAGGACTAATCATCTTCTGCCTCCTAATAGTAATCTGAGCACGAAGCGAAATACCCGCACTCACAAACCAGCTTGCACTTGCGCTCATCAAGCATACGCCCGCAGTTCGCGCAAGTCAATACTAACTCTTCGGGGTCTGGCTGTGGGGCCTCTGAGGTTGACACTTGCTTTTCTTCAGTCATACTGATGCCCACATATGGCAAGTCGTCGTAGAGCATCTCGTCCGCAGCAAGAACTTCGCGTTGGGCAGCCAACCTCTCGCGAAGAGGTTCGCGTGCGCTGGATCAGTGACGGGTGGTACTGGGGACCTGCGTGCCCACAGGATGAACGACACGGAGCCCTTCTCGATCTCCAGGGCTCCCCCAACTGGTACTGCAGGCATGCGACTCATCTTGGTCGTGGGGTATATAGCGAAGAGCAGTTGATTGAAATTGAGTGGCAACGGGTTATTTCCGCCGCACAATCCCAAGAAATATTGCCGCCCCAGTCATAAAGGCAGCAGCCATTACGGCTACGCCAACGACAGTAGAAATCACCACCGTCGCCAAGGTGTTAACCACAAGCCAAGCCAACGACTTAACCCTGCGCATCAAACCTCTTCATTGTCTCTCGTATGCCCTCAATTGCAGCCATCAGGGACCACGCGATCTGGCTGTCGTGT